ACTTGGTCAAGGAGTCTTCCAGCAGCTTCAAAAATCTCCTTGTTAGGCTGTGCACCCCTACCACCAGCAGCAGCCGATCTAATAGCACGTAACGCTGCGATGTAGACTTCTCCTTTCTTCCCATAAGGGTAGGAGTACGCTGCTGCCGTTTCTGGATCTGCTTCTGTGTCAACACCAAGACAATACAAACTGTATTCTTCTACGTTTTTGAAATCTGATAGGTTGGGTTTTTCCCAGGACCCTTTGTTTATCCTACCGGCTTCTATCAGTTTTCTCGCATTTTTATACCCTTTTTGGTTTAACCGGATCATAATATCGCCCCTATAACCTCAAGAACGTTAGATTGTAGGTCTTCTGGCAATTCAGTAACGCTTGGCCAGTCAATCACACATCGACAATTTGGGTGAAGTGGTGGGATGCTGTCATAGTCATCAGCTGGAAAGAAAGCATTTCCATACTCGTACCGTTCAGCACATTCCTCACAACAGTTAGGATGGCTTATAACACGATAATATTGATTCATTGGACTTAACAAGCCACGTTGGTACTCTACAAGGTTCCCAGCCCTTAGCATCTCAGTTCTCACAATTGTTCTTGATCTGAATGATGCCAAAGATTCATAGTGGTTTCCCAGTTCTTTGATCATTTCAGTGTAGGGTTTCTTTTCAGAGACCATCCTTGTCATCTGTTTCAAGATATCGTCACCTACTTCCCTATTCACCCGTGCCATGTACCCACTGATGTCGCTTTTCAGTATTTCTTGGAATAATTCCTTCCTCATACCAAGGGGCATGTGATATTGCTCAAATGCTGCTACTGCTGCATCTATAACTGTTTCCACGCCTTTAACTGAGTATATGGGGTTCATTGCCTTGTTGAAGACTTTTTCGATGAATTCATCTTCATTTGTGGCTTGTGAAAGTTCATCTTCCCATTTCTCCTTAGCTTCCTTAAACAGCTTTTTGAGGCGTTGATCAAGCTGGTTTGTGGAAGCCCGTACACGTAGGAGTTCTTTTTTCACCATGCTGCTTCATCCTCAATCTTTTCGATGATATAAGTGTTCTTTGATCTTATCAAGGATGCTATTTTCCATTTCAGAACTTGGAAGCTTCTCTAACTCATTGGAAGGTCCTAAATGTTCATCTTCTCCAATGGGGACTGTCTCACCTGTTATGTCTTGTATGCTGTATTCTATCAGCTTTTTGAACCATTCTGATTCTGTGTCCACCAACATCGCATTAGCATATGGAGAAAGCACTTTCAGCAATTCTATGGTATCTCTGCCTTGGAATGACTCAAATCGGATTGTTGGCGTGTATTTCACAGCATCCTCACCAAAATTGTATTCAACCAACCGCCGTATGATCTCGTTAATTTTCAAGGCAATGTCATTATGAATCCCTTCAAGGGCTGTCCGAAGTATGTTGCTTTGTGTAAGTGATTGTGCATAGCTACCACTGCTTTTATCACTTTGACCCAATAATAGGGTTCCAATTAAGAATTGACGGAGTATGATGTTGTCATTGTATTTGATGAATTCAAAGAAGGCCTCACCACCTTTATTTGACTCAATAAGTTGTATTTCATCTTCTTTCCCCACGGTGATCTTGGTGAGGCCTTCATCTATCATTTCAAGGCTTTTTAGGAGGTCTTCTTTGTGTGCTGGGTTGGATATCTTCCCAACAAGGGTTGGGTTTTCATGTTTTTGTAAAAAGATTAAAAGCCATCGTATGGTGTCCTCTTTGAATTGTACATTATCATAGATCCCTGTTAGGATGCTGCGACCACGTAAATCCCCGAAATGGGATTTGAAGGAGTATAAGAGTAGTTTATCAGCTGGGATCAAAACCTCTTTTTCATCCCCAGACCGTGGAAAAACCGGATTAACAATCTGCTTTAACCCTACAAACCCACCATCATCATCATACACAAAAGAATTATCATAATAAACCGTGCTTGGATGAATAGGGACAAGATCATCAAGTGTAATAACAACACGATCATCAAAGACTGTTTGTTTGAATATGATTTCATGTGCTGAAAACCCATACAAGACCGCAGTGTACAAATCACGCCTTAAACGGTGCTCTATCAGCTTCAAACGGTTGTAAATGTCTTCTACAAAGGCCTCAACGGTTCTTTGGAGTTCATCATCTGTTTCACTTGTTTTTGTCTTTTGTAGCATCATATTCCTTGAGAGTAGGAAGCTTTCGAAAAGGTGGTATGCTGTTTCTACTTGGGTATCACTCATTATGTATTCAATTTGTTCCAGTGTGAGGCTTTTAGCCCGTTCAACCCTTTCTTTGCGGTATTCACGTGGGATGGGGGTTACGGGCTTTGTTTCTTTCGAAAACAACATGTCTTTTATTTTATCGAAGATCCCCATACTCTTAACCTCTATAAGTCTTATACCTTCTATTTGTGGTTGAATAAGGATTCTGGGTGATGTAACGGCTTCCTATGATCGCACCACGCCACATATCAGGGCAATGGTCATTTTCCTTAAGGGGCTTGTCTATTCCCTTTTCTTGGGCCTTCTTATCCCATGAATAGGTCTGTGCTTGCTGTATACTGTTTATACAGGATGTGTGGATCATGAAACGGTTTTCAGCTATCACCTTCTGAATTTCTCTGATATCTTCGATGGTGTTGGGGGTGTAGGTGTAAACGGGTAATGGTCTGCTCTTGTAGGTTCTACGTTGTGCTTCTGCCCTTAAACTGGCAGCATCGTGTGGTATGAACCAGGCGTGTAAATCCAAGCCATTTAACAGTTTTAGGGCTTCATCAACGTGTTCTGCGTCAGTTCTTTGTTTTCCCATTCTCTCAGCATCATAGTAGTATTCACGGAGTAAGTGGTATTCATTTCCACTTCCACGGCTTTTTATCCCGAATAAGCCGTGTACGGTCACTGTGCTTACCCCATAGTCTGTAGAAAGCACGTAGTAGTCATACCCCCCATATGGGGGGTCTGTGAACGTGTGTTGTTCTTCAACAAAGTGGTCATAGATGATTCCTTCAGCAACAACCCATAATCCTTCCACCTTTCGCTTGTATTGAACCGTTCCTGGGGGGTATCGTCTTATTATTTGTTCTTTGTACGATTTTGGAAGATGTGGGTTATCATCCAACGTGAAATGCCATACCTTCACATCACCATTCTTCCGTAACCGTTTATTCGAAATATAATCAGTGTAAATGTAATGGTAAGGGCTGGATGGGTTCAATGTCCAGAAAACCTTGCTGCCCTTCAAGCTACAACGGTCTAAGGCGTGTTCAACGGCTGTTTTGGGGTATGTGGTGACTTCATCCCCGTACCACCCACCCACAGTCATCCCCCTAATAATCTCTGATACACGTTCATCTCTGAAACCAACCAACCAGATCACTTTATCTTCGATTTCAAGGATCCCATCATATTTAAGATGGTTATACTCGATGTTGAAGGCGTTAAGCATCTTCATTTGATCTCTCAGCACGTTCCTGTATAGTGTGCTTCTTGTTTTTCCGGTTTGGAGAAATTCATTGTGTGGGGATTCAGCGATGTATTGAAGCCATCTAAGCGTGGCTGTGGTTGTTTTAGATGATCTCACAGCCCCATAAGCTATATTGATTGGTGCATCACTGTTAATGAGGAAATCAAGGGCCTTAGGGCTTAGTTCTCCGAGTTGGAACTCACCCCTTTCTCTGGATACTTCTTCGGATGGTTTCAGCAAGCCTATCCAGTCCTCCAGTGTTTACCTCAGCCCTTTCAGTATTTTCCCCAATCAAAAGCAACGCTAATTTGATGAACCGTTCAATGTCCATCGTGCTTGTCATCTTAATAGGCTTCCTACGGCCTTCTTTCACATCCTCTAAGTATTGATCAAGGCTTAAATTGACAATGGTGAGATATTTGACCTTTGCATCGGTAATGCTTTCATCTATTTCTTCTTCCACCTTTTTCCGGATCTCAGCGGCCCTAACAGCCTCTCGACTATCCCAGTCAAATTCTCTTTTCCAAGTGTAAATTGTTGATTCACTACGATTTTGCTCTTTTGCCACTATAGCAACTGCATCCCTTACTCCTTTTCCTTGTTGTCGTAGTTGGAAGTATAATTCGAATGCATCGATGTGTCTTCTTTCTTCTTTCATTGATTCACCAATTATCAAGTCTGCATTTTCCCATCCAATCGTATACATCCTCATCCAGCCCTAAAATTTGGTTTACCACCCTTAAAATATTTCAAAGCAAGATGAGGAAAGCCTCAAATTACAAGATTAGATATGATGCTAAAATCCTAAAATGTGAAAATCCCCCTGGAACCATAACAGATGAACTCTGGACAACTATAATAGTCTTCCAATTTTTTCATAGCATCTTTCTCTTTGAGCAACGCAACCATCAAGACCATAAA